ACTGTCTTCAATCAGTTTACGGATCAACGCCACCGGTTTCTGTGTGGGATGAACCTTTTCACCTTCTACCAGTTTCGCACCGGACGCAAAAGACCGGATATTATCTATTATGTTTGTGGCACCGATAGAAACACCCTTTCCGCAATGAAACAAAATAAGCTCATGTATAAAGGCGTAATGATTACCCGGGCCCGACTGTTTGTTCCAGACGATCATGTTTGATGCGCCTAAATACAAGTCAAACAACGGATAATAAAAAGCATATCCGCGCCAGTCCGTAAAAAAATACACGCAAGCACCGGGTTTCTTCACCCGGTTAAACTCCTGAAACAAATCCCGGTAAAAGGGTTTACAGATAGACAAATCTTTAAAACTGCCTTTCTGCCCGTTATGTGTCATTCCCAGGAAATAAGGCGGATCGGTTATTATACAATCTACAGAATTGTCCGGAACACGTTTCAACGCCTCCAGGCAATCCTCGTTATAAATTTGGTTTGTTATCATTGGAAAGTTGTTTAAGCCGGCTTTCTTCTTTTTCTATCCGGAGGGTTAATGTCTTGAGCTGGTGCCCCAGCTCCGAGCGGTCGCAAGGGTGAGAAAAACGGCCCCGGTCCTTCATGAGCCGCTGCCGTTTTCCTGTCAGACTGGCAATAAGTTCAACTACTTTTTTTTTCGCGCCTCGATTTCTTCCTCTATGGCCTTTTGTGTAGTCTCCCACTTTTGGATCAATGCAAGGGCACTCGCTTTCTTCTTCTCATCATCTCCGGCCTGTTCCAGTTTCGCCTTGTTCTTTGAAAGGTTGGCGCGGGCGTTATTCAGTGCCTTTTGTATGTCGATATCCGAAAGGTTCTCGACACCCTTACGGACGGACAAACTTTTTACCTTCTCACATTTACCCAGAATCTTTCCGTTTTCCCGGTAATATTCCAGCTCGTCCCACATTTCGCGGTTAGTAATGAAATTTTCCACAACCGCCTGCGCTTCCTGTGCTGTAGAAAGTGAACTGACATCATCCGGCGTAACCTCCAGACGGGCGAAAGCCTCCTTATACTTCCCGTATGCGGTGAACATGTCGGAAACAAGTATTTTCAGAATGTCGGGGCAATCCGGAGAGTTCAGGAAGGTAAATTTCTCGCGGAAACGTATCATTTTGGTTACGGTTTCCGGAGCCGCCTTGTATCGTTTCTCCGCCTCTTCCAGTTCCTCTTCCAGCTCTTCCACACGGTCGGCATTTTCATCCATGGAAAGAACCTTATCCCGGAAATCGGACGAAACGAGTTCTTCCACGCTGACGCCGAAAGATTCGGCAAGTTCCAGCAGCAAATCATCGCTGTATTTTACCGGCATTTTTGGAGGTTCCTGTCGGGCGGGTTCCATTTTTACCGCGGCCGGCTGTTTAGAGTTGCGCCGGATCGTCTTAAATTCACGTTCGGAAAGCCCGGCCAGCTTCCGTAGTTCCTCTAAAAGAATGGCCTTCATCGTTTCCGTTTCTCCCTGCCGGCGAAATGACTTCTTTAGCATACGGTTGATACCGTATTTCTCGTACAGTTCCACGCCTTGAATAAAGTTACGCGGACCGGCCAGATAGGTAATAATTTCCTGTTTCATACTATATAAAATTTGATGATACAAAGAAAAAAAAGGCAATTACCCCCAAAAAGGACAAAGGGTGGCCGGGCATGTGCTGCCGGTCACCCTTTGAATGATATGAAAGCCGTTTACTTACGCCTCATAACGGCTTTGTTCAATCCATTTCATAGCCTCCGAACCGTCGTTAAACGCCCGCAATGTCAGTTGGGAACCTTCGGAAGCGGTAAACGTCTTACCGCCTTTCAGAAGGAAATTACCGCCTTTTTCCACTGTTGGCGCAACGCCCGAACATCCCATAAGGGTAATTACCGATCCATGACTTCCACCGGTAACACCGGCTATTTTGGCCGCACCTGCGGAAAGCTGGTACTGCCCGTCCGTCTGGTAATCTATATCTGTGGCCCCGGCTTCCACTACGGCCACCGGTTCTTCCAGGGTGTCGGTACCCCGGTAAATGGCGATATCATCCCCCTTGCTGATCTGGGTGAAAGTAAGTTCGTTCGTATTCGATTCATTGGAACCGGTGTAAGAAACGGATAACTTACACGGGTTACAGGGCGTTCCAATCAGATCGGCAGGCTTTCCGCTACAATAACGGAGCACAACGATACATTTTTTAGACAGCCAGTTTGTCTTAAACTCGCGAATCTCCTGTTCATTACCGGGATGATTGAACTTAACGGAAGGCGTATAACCTTCGGCATCGGTTTCCCCGTCACTGTTGGAACTGATTTCAGCGGTACCGGGTGTCAGGTAAATACTGATTGCATAACGCCCCGCCTTCATTACGATATCCTCCTCGATAACCACGCCGGCCTCGTTTCTTGGCGGAAAAGAAAGAATATCGTCAACGTCGTAAATTACGAGCTGATCCTTGGGCTGAATACCGTTACCGGGATTGCCGGCTGGCCTTCTTACGCTTGCTTTTACGTATGTCATAACTTAATGATTTATAAGGTTATAAAATGGAAGGGATAAAGTACCCCTTCCGATTAATTTAGCCTCTTGCCACTTCGTAGAATTTACCGTCAGCGGCTTTCGCCAATTTGATGAACTTGCCTTCGGAAAGCGTTATAGCTTCGGTTAAAACAAAGTTTCCACCGCTGGCAATGGTAGAAGCATTTTCAGAACCGTTTCCGTAAATCGTGTAAACGATTCCGGCTTCCGCATCGGTAAAGTTAGTGATTGCCGTTGCCTTTGTATTTACACCGGTAACGAATACTTCACCGTCAAGCAAAGAAGGTGTCGTTTCATCCGGCGCAAACTGCAACGCATCGGAAGAACCGCTTTCGCGGCCAATCTCGATAAATTTACCGTCGGCACGTTTCATCAGTTTGATAACGTCCCCCTTACCAGGCTGCCAAGCATCGGAAATAAGTTCAAAATTTCCGCTTTTCTCGATCTTAACACCCTTATCCACGCTTCCGCATTTCAGGGAAATAACCGCACCTACCGGAGCGTCTTCAATATCGGTAATCGTAAATTCGGCCGTATTGGCTACGGTAACAATGGATGTATGAAGTTTGGCCGACGGGTTCTTGTCCTTGTCAGCATCCACGAAGTAAGACGCCGGGCGGTCATACTCATTACAGAAGATCATCTGGCGCGTATAGTCCATATCTTCTTTCTTGGTGTACTTGAATCCCACGGCAATAGCCCAGATACTTTCACGCCAGTTACTCCAGACTTTCAGGCTCCAGTCTTCCTGCTCCAGGTTGAAAGCCGTCATTTCACCCGGCTTATCCTCGTAGGTTTTAATGTTACCTTCAAACGTCCAGAAGATACGGTGGTGGTTGTCAGCATTGGGAACCGGAATAATCTTCACCGCCGGATATTCCTTCACATACATGATGTTAGCCTTGTAATCCTGGTTCTGCCCGTAATGCAATTCATTGTATTTATGATACAATACAATAAAGTGCGAAGGCATATAAAGTGCCAGGTTACCGCTGTCACGAAGAACCGCCGGGATCATGGAAGTACCCTTGTACACTTTTTCACCGATGTTTGCTTCGGTAATTTCCCCCAATTCGAACGGCTTGATCTGGTAAACGAGTTTTCCGTTATTGATATCGGTATGTCCGTTCACTTTCTTGTTCAGGAACTCATACAGTCCGTCAGCTGCAGCAAGTGCTTTGCCGGGTTCGTTCAGATTCGGGTCCTTACGGATTCCGTTAATACGGCGTTGTTCACGCTCGTTATGCAACTTTTTGGCGGTTTCGGCCAGGATATACTCGATAAAAGACCACTTGATAGGGTTTGAACCTTCCTTGTTCAAAGTGCCGATCCAAGTTTTCTCCAGGGCCTTTAAATTTTTGAAACGGTGTGCAAACATCACGTTGAACATGCGCAGGGTTTCATCGTCGAACTCGTAGGAACCTTTAGTCACCTTATCGAAGTCGGATTCCTCATTACCGGCCTGTGAAAACTCACCCAGCCAGATATTAACCAGCGTAGCCAAATCCTGATAACCGGATTCAAGCGGGAAAATACTTTCAATGGAAGGAAGTTCCATTAAAAACGACTGCAAACGCTGCTGCCAGGGAATACGGTAAAAGGCCCCGAGGTCCTCCTTCAAATGGCTGTAGTCAATGGAACTTGCTTTCGGAAGAGCGATCATTTCAAAACCGGCAGCCTCCATTAACGCAGCTTTAGCGCGAAGGTTATACGGGCGGTCCTCCAGTGAGAACATTTCACCCTGCAAGCCCCCCAGCTGCTTTTCGTCCTGGAGATTGAATTTCCCTTTACCGTCCGCCTGGGCGTTGTGTTGTTTCCCTTTGCCCGGATCATCTTCCGCAGCGGCCGAAAGTTGAGCGATAATACCGGAAAGCTTTGTTATTTCGGCATCCTTCTTGGCAATTAACGCGGTGTTGTTCCGGTTCTCGTCACGCTGTTGCGTCTGCAAGGCTTCAAGCTGTTCCTGCGCTTGTGTCAGACGTGCCGCAGTGTCACCCAACAAACCACGAAGGAAAGCGGTAGTTTTAGGTTCCTCGGTTTCCTCTCCCTGGTTCCCGTCTTCGGATTCGTCCTGGAAATCGTTTTCGAGGGACGCTTTAAAGTCCGTGAGGAATTTTTCGGTAAAACCGTAATTTTTCAGTTTTGCCACTTCCTCGACCGTGATAGAGTTTTTGTCCTCTACCTTGCTCCATTCCGACAGACCCAGCAGGGCCAGAATGTGAGCGGAAAAGCTCTTAAATTTCATATATACAAAATTTTGAAGTTAATACTATATGTTATACATCTCATTTACTTTTCTGACGGTGGCCTGTGCCAGTACCCACTTTACAGCGTCTTCCAGCGTGCCGAACTGGTCTATATAACCGTTTGCCACGGCTACGTCGCCGGTGAATATCTGTCCCCGGAAAAGGGGAAGTTCCGGATCGTAGGCAATACCCAGATTCCGACTGATCGCATCACAGAAAATACGGTGCATGACTGCCAGACGTTGTTTTATAGGCTCTTCGTTGTTCTCTTTTTCAATCGCGCGGGTTTCATAGTTTTTCAGATCGGCACTATCCGGATAGATTTCCCGGTAATCAATGCCCTGTTTCCTAAAATATTCCTTAAAAGATTGGTAAGTAAGCATGATCCCGACGGAACCGACTTCACACATAGGGGAAGCGATAAAGGTTCTACCGGCGGCGGTTCCCAGCCAGAAATGGGCACTCCCCATGGTACCGGCCACATAGGTAGCTATAGGCTTGGAAGATTCGGCAATCATTTTAGCCGCCAGGTCCACATGTGCGACCATACCGCCCGGCCCATTGATCCAGAGTACCGCACCGCAAATCTTAGGATTATCGAAAACATCCCGGAGCTGCTTTTCCAGGCGGTAAGTCTCCCAGGAATACAAGGTGCCTTCCAGGATAATGACGGCCACACTGTCAGCCGGCAATGTCTCATCGTCCAGTTCCCACCGGTTGGCAAGGTAAGGCGTAGTAGCGTAGGCGGTTATTTTATTATTGTCGAGCCGTTTTTCGATCGCATCCAGGTTGCCGGCTGCAACACACGGCACAAGTAAGGAAAGCAACCGGTAATAATCATTATCAGCGATTGCCCAAGGTGCTGTAAAAATCTCCTGTATTTTGTCCACGTTCTCTTTTTTACGGCAAAGAAAACGCCTATATAATAGGTAGAGAAGGACTGAAAGGAACCTACAGGAACGCATCAACGCCCGGACCCGTACCGGACAGGGTGCAGTTATACAGGCCCCCGCCGATCTCAAAAGAAAAGGTAAGCGGGTAATCGGGAGAACCGGAAACACGGGTGTTACCCGTTTCGTCAGTATAGAGGGCGACAAAGGGCGTCGCTTTCAGGTTTTCCAGGTAAAGCGTCTTATTTTGCGACACGTCGGCAAGCTTGAAGGTATGTTTTTTAGTATAGACGTCTTCATTTTTGCTGTCACCCGGTTTTAAGGTTCCCGGTACGATCATAAGAATATCAGGTTTTCCGATAGAGCGGATAACGACTTTCGAGAGCACGACGCCAAAATGGATAATGTTGTAAACGGGAACCAGTTGCAGGCTATGGGCGGCGGATATTAACTTTCTTGACATAATTACAGATATAAAGTATTGATAATCAAACATTCAGCATTTTTCGGACGTTTTTCAGCCAAAAACCGGACAAAAAAGGACAAACAGATACAGTTGGTAGGTAAAAAATAACTTGCTTTTTTACACTTTTTTTCGGTTATACGCCCTTTTCTTCTTACGCCTGAAACTGTCCCGCCACCGCTGGTAGTTTTTCAGCAGCCCGTCTTCCTGAATGGAAGAGATATCATACTTTTTCAGGAAGGTAAAAACGGTTTCCTTAAACTCGATTCCGTGCAGGTGCTTGTTTTCGTCCATGAGTTCGTGCAGCTCGGCCCACATCAGGGCACGCAGACGCTTTTCAAGAATGGCGGTACCGCGTACGGAAATGTAATTGAACTGTTCCGGAGACTTGCCGCCGGCAAAATTGGCCTCCCGGCGGTCAGGCAGCATAAACTCCAGGTTGCCGCGGTCAGCCGGACAATTTACCGGCCGTTTCTCCATGAGATCGTAAACGGTCACATAGATATCGGACGAGGAAGGAAAACGGACGGTACCGACCGTTTCGTCGTAATATTTGCCCCGGATATACTCGGCCAGGTAGGATTCGATCTGTATTCGGGTGGTAATCATAGCAATAACATTCCTTTTTAAAGGCAAAGATATTCCTTTATCGGCTGTTGGTCTGCCATTTACGGGAAAATGTAGGCTTTCAGTCGTCATTTTGATAAATATACTCCGGGAGAATAATTATAATATGCCTTTTCCAGCCGCCACACACCCGACATTTTCTCTGCCAGGCTGTGCTAATATAATTCGGTACTAAATTTTTGTAATTTCGTAACCGGGCAACCGACAAAGGTAAAATCCTGTATCTTAGCAACTTAGTAACGTTACTAATTTCCGTTACAAAAAAATGGCCGGAAAACAGTTTGTAACCGGGCTTACCGGTAGAAGATAAAAAGGCCGGTGTTACAAACCGGAAAAATTCGTAACCGTTTTGTAACTGCAACTTCGTAACCTTTATTTCCTATTTATTTATTTGATTTTCAGACTTTTTTCTTTCAAGCAAACAAAGGTTACAAGGTTACTAAAATTTTGTATGAAATAGAGGTGGGGTATGGGGAGGGAAGCCGGGCGGGACGCATTTGTTTCCATACGAAAAGAGGGACCGACACATTCGTATCTGGTCCCTCTTTTCGTATTTTATACCGGCTCCGATCCGTCTTATACGCGATGTTTGCACCTGCTTAAAATCCATTTCTTTACGTCCGGGGGTATATAGCGGTGCACGACGGCCGTATAGTCCTCGTTAAATTCATACTCCAGGTAGTTGTCGCCTTCCAGGATAAAAACACAGGCCGTTTTGATGATCCATTCGAGCTGCTCGCCCGAATAGCGTTCCAGTGCCAGGACGGTACCGGGTTTCATACGCTCCAGATAGCGGTAGACCTGTTCGGCGAATTTCCGGAACCTCTCGCCGCTGTTCCAGAGCGCGGTAAACTCGGACATGCTGTTTAATTTCAAATGCGCGTTATTCATTCATCCGGTCGTTCATCAGGTACAAACATGAGTGTCGGATCGGCCGGTTCCGTTCCACCACCGGCAGCCGTTTCCGCCGTGCCGCATGAACGCAGATAGATCATGTCGGCGGCCTTGCCGTCGTTATCCTTACGTACAATACGCCCCTGGGAGTTGCAAAGGTCCTTCGGGTTGAGCTCGTCAATGTAAGGGCAAAGGGCCACAAAGCCTTTGAGGGCCTTTGTAAAACGCTGCATCGTGATTTTATTCACACCGGAAAAACTTTTGTAATCAGCAAAAGCCTTTTCACGGACGATAAAGCTGTCCAGGTGCTCGCTGTCCGGAGAGAAATAAGAGTTCGCCCAGTCCTCGAAGTTATTGCCCATATCGGCCTTGTATTTACGCCTGATAATGTTTTCCATGGGCGGAAGCAATTTTATAGATTCCTCGCAAAGGGAAAGGTAAAAACGGCAGCACTGCAAGAAGAAATTTATATCGGCGTTCCACTCGTTCTCGCTGTAAGTCTTGGAAAACAAATCCTTACCGAAATCGTCCCGGATAGAACGCGTTTCCCGGTAGTCGTTATCTTCCGTACGCTGGTGGTAGTAGTCGGAGAATACCAGGTACAGCAAACGGGCTTCCGTAGACGGATCAAAATCAATAGGAACGTAATTAGTTGTAAATCCCAGCTTGGCCGATTCCTCGAAAGGTATAGTAAACGACTGGTTGTTCTTCGGGTTCACGGTCATATCTGATGTGATGATATCGTAAAACAGGCCCGTATTAAGATACCGGTCGCAATCATCCACCAGGATAAAGTCGGTATGCTGGTTTACCTGGTCGAACACATGCGGGTTATCCATTAACTTGGGATTACGGCCGGAAAGCTTGACGGTCTTCATAAAGTAGGAAAGGGCCTTGAACATGAACGATTTGCCCGAACGTCCGTTACATTCACCGTCTTCACCGATCTTGTTATCCATGGCCTGTGGTGCCCAGGCACGCGAAGGGGATTTATAACGGTGCAACATATAGCCGATAGTAAAGATCTTGTTGATAAGGTTCCTTTTCTGTTCGGCCACTTCTTCCGCCGTGAGGCCTTCCCCCTCGATATCGAATTTATGTTTTTCCCGGTAGGATTCCGCTTCCCCCACGCTCTTGTCGTCGAAATTATATTCCAGTTCCTTACGCCAGTAAACGCGGCTCGAATTGATTACATAGCCGAAAAAGTTAGACGGGACGGCATTGATCCGGATATCAAAAACATCGTTCCCCTCTATGTCTTTTTTACGGGAAATGGTAAACATGTCTTCCATTAGACGGACTTTGTGTTTCAGGACGTTTTCTTCCCAAACGTAGTGGGACAATGTGCTGCCGTTGGCCGGATGCTCCTTTATACCGGTACCGCTTACCTCCATGCTGCAACCGGGAAAGAAGAACATCTGCGTATTATGGGTATAATTGGTAAAATCCAGTTCGATCTCCTGCAAGTTGTCCAGGGCCGTATCTGACAGTTTGGGGCTGTTCAGAATAAGATTCCTTATATCGCGGGATAAAAAGCTCTCTTGGGCCCACTCACGGATAAACTTCCGGATATCCTTTGCCTTTATCAGTTTTACGATATTGCCGGTAATACGGATGTATTTCGTTGAACTGGAATTTTCATCATGAAGCGAATAGAAACCGTTAAGACGTAAAAAGTAGTGAAGGCAGTCCGCGTCTATATTGTGATCCCATTGCCGGGATTTCTCGTTAAACTTGGAATACCAGAATTTGGCGGGCATGGCAAGCGTCATAAGGTTACGGAAATCTTCGTTCTTGCTTCTTAATTCCATGAAGTCCCGGAAGTCCTTACGCGGTTTGCCCCGCTGGTCCCGGTAAGTGGTAAGCCAGGCCGGTAGCCAGATCGTATGGATATCGATAAAGCGTAATGCAAGTTCCGTACCCTTCACCCTGCCCGTCGTGTCGATATCGGGTATGTTATACAGGACCTCAACGTATTTCATGATCTCTTTATAGTCCTGTTCGGAAAGTTTATACGTCTCCGAATTAAACCAGATCGGGGAAAAGCCCAGCGATTTAACACACAGGGCGTCGCGCTCTCCGGAACATATAAACGCCTCCTGCAGCTTCTGCTCCTTATAGGGCTTTTCCGCATTGGCCGGATTCTTTTTAAAAGCGGCTTCCTCCCTGGAATTAAATTCCCGGTATAAGGCTTTCAGTTCGGAAAGGCCGTTTATATAGTCTTTCGGCTTGACACCTTCCGGGGTGTAGGAAAAACGCCACTGCTTGTCCGGATTCAGGGGCTCGTATATTTTATAGAACTTCACTTCGGGCGTGTCACCCTCGGCCGGTTTTACCAGACATTCGCGCATAAAGATAGGGTATGTCGCAGTCGCGTATTTATAGGTTACCTCGCGATTTTTTACATACCCTATATATTTGGCCGAATACCAGTGCAGGGCCTCGGCGTTCTCCTGGGTGACACGGGGGCCGAGTATGCGTAACTGATCCGGGGTGAGATGATCGGCAAGCTCGAAAAGTTTAGTACCGTCTTTCTGATCCTGGGAGGCCGGAACCTTACGGATGTCCGGCTTGTTTACGTTACGGTTGAGTTCATCGGTTACGTTGTACATGGATGCAAGTTTAAGGATAGCCTCGTTAAACCGGAGGCCTTCCTCATACATGCAGATATCGACGGGGCTTTGAGCCGTTCCGGTATCGCCGAAATCCGTTACCTTATAAACCTGCTGGGAACCTTCCTTTCCGAATAACTTGATACAGGCCGACGCGTCGTCTTCTGACGGCCGGCGTTTGAAATGGCGGTTGGTTCCGACACAATCCCGGGCTTGCGGATAATAATGTAGAATTATATCCAGCCCGTTGTTGGTTACTTTGTAGATGTCTTCTGCCTTTATCATCGTTATAAAGTTACATGGTTACTTATTCTTCGTTGTCTTCTTTCCGTCCCGGGCACATCTCCGTCCAAGGTTGATACAGGAAAACGAATAATAACAGCCAAAGAAAAGCGGTTTTACCCGTATAATAAATGACAAAGGCAATCAGTCCCATAAAGGCAACCACGATAATAGCGTGGGCGATGTATTTTAAATTTTTATCTTTCATTGTTCAAACATGTTATACTGAATTGAAAAACCGAATTTGCTTAATCTCCTTTCCTGGAGAAGGGAACGTTTGTCATGTGAAGGCATAATGGCCACCAGGTGCTTTGTATCGAACCGGTAACCTTTCTTCCGCATCTGATAACGTAGGTTTCTTAGGCGTCTGTCTTCTTTCATGGCATTTCGTTAAGATCGTCTTAGTTTACAGAAGACTCGGCACACTATCGCAAAGGATAGCGTTTAAATCCTCCTGTATGGTTTCCTGCTGCTCCCTGTTCAAATGTACCAGGAAATAACCTTTTCCGCCGGAAAGATTCTTAATCTCCGCCAGATTATACTTCCTGTCTACCGCATCCACGAACGCAGGGGATTCCATGGGGCGGAAACTACTGAATATTTTATAAGTTCCACTGCTGCCTTCTATTCGTAGCGTGGTTAATTCATCGGGGGTGGTAATTGTTGATTTCATTACTTATTTATTTTTAATTATTCGACTTGTTCCTCACCTTCACGTATTAGGGTAAAAGGTAGTTTGGTACCACAATTCACACAATAAGCTGTTTTACTCTTGTTTAAGGAAACTCCATCGGAATATTCCCCACCGGAATATGTACCGTCAGAATTATGCACACTCGTGTAACTCATTCTAAACAGATCACTATACTGATAACCGTAAAAACCATTGCAATAAGGGCAAGGAAGCGGTTGTGCTTCAGTTACTTTTATGGAGATTTTTTTGCTCATTTCTGTTCTTGATTTGAATTATTTTTCACCACTTATTTTTAATTTTACCAATTCACCAATAGGATAGGTCGTATGTTTCGGTCTGTTTATTTTCACTTTATGAGAAGAAAGAAACAACGGAACAGATTCTATTCGATAGAAAGTGTAGTAAGCTTCTTTAGGAGCTGTTTTTTCATATTTCTTTAAATATTCTTCTGCTTTATTTCTCGTATCAAATGCGGCAAGGATAGAAAACCAAACGCCGTCTTCTTCGTATTTTCCGGATTCCCTTTTAGTTACTATGTAAATTTTGCTCATTGTTGTTTATAGCTGTGCCGGAGGATAGCATCGAACTACCAATAACGCCCGCTTTCGCCCTTCGGGGTTATCTCCACACTCCGGCGGTTATTATATGGAGCGGCAAAAACCGCCCCGGTTATTTATTCACTTTTCTCTTCCGGAAGAAAAACAAAGTCCGCCCAAATATCAAGGAATTGTCGACCGCAATACGCTGCCAGTTCCGACGTTTTGAAGGCAAGCCGAACGCCGATGAACGCATACGCGTACGATGAATCGTAAGACGCGTACGCATACGAAACACCGCCTAACGCGTACGCGCTGCTGCTCGACCGATACACCACACGAGACTTTTCTTCCTCGTCTAACTTGTTGTATTCTTCCCTTGTATAAAGAATAAACCAAGGATAATAACGGCATTCATCCTCTGTAAATTGAGGTTCCCAGCCTTCATTTAAAGCCTTGACAATGATACGGAGTTTCAGGAAAGCCAGAACGTCAGGTTCAAGACCGAGGGATATTTTATCTCGGTTCCATGCTTCTGCATCGATGCCAATTTCACGGCAGGCGTCCTCAAACGTCTTAATACGTTTTCTTACGTCTTTTTCTGGTTCATCAATAAGAGTTAAGATTCCATTTCTCCAGACAGCTGTTTTACCTTCCGGAATTTCAATTTCTAATTTCTTTGATTTCATTTTTCTTTTATTTATTGGTTTTCACTATGGAAGATTTTTACGCCTGTGACTTCCTCGATCTTATCCTTTGCAAGTTCGGGAATACGACAACGACTACCTCGCCAATTACGAAAGGTATGTAATGGCACTTTACATGCTTCTGCCAATTTAAGGGACATTTCAGAAGATTCTTTTACCGGCAAATTCAAAAGGTACATTCTTAGTTTCTCGCCGTCATCATTCCTTTTTAATTTTTTTTTCGTCATACCTTTGTGATAAATATACTCATTATTGTTAACTTTACATAGCAAAGGTATAATTATTTTTACCACAGGTGAATAAAATTCACGTTAATAAAAGTTATAACAAAGGTGTAATATGGCTAATTTCTTGTTAATAAGAGAGTTATGCGAATTAAAGAAAATCACTATACGAGAACTTGCATCACGTATAGGAAAAGAAGATAGTAGCATACAGGCTATTGTTAGAAATGGATCAACGAACACAAAAACCATTGAGGCAATAGCAAAGGTTTTAGAGGTTCCTGTAGGTGTATTCTTTGATGATATTCCCATAACTGGAATAAAATCAAATGAACTTGATAAAGATGCAAAAATAGCTGATTTAGAAAGGATAATTGAGGAGAAGGAACGTCTAATACAAGTCTTATTAAGTAAGAAATAA